CTGTGTCAGCAGGAGAGACAATTACTTTTACTGTAGGGGCAGGTGGTTCTGGCAACACAGGACCAAATCCAAACTTTGTAGGTGTTGACGGAGGGGATACTATTATATCAGGAAGCTCTACGGGGAATGTCGCTGTCTTAACAGGTAGTGTTGCAGGGGGATCTTCTGGTGGATCAAGTAGCCCTAACGTTGGCCCTCTTCGTACTAACTACGCAGCTACAGGGGGAACAGCTACGTTAGCAACCTCTGTTAGTTCCGGTAATTTTATTGAATCAGATGGCGCTGTAAATCCCATTTCCAATACAACAGCCTCTCTTCGAGGAGGGGTGATTGGAACTTTTGATGAAAGTGGAAATGGAGTAGCAGGAGAAAACGGAGCCAACTGTAGTGGAGATAATTGTATTGCAACGGCGGGAAACGGCGGAGCTTCTTATAATGGACAGGTTTCTGGAGGGGCAAAAGGAACCTCTAGTGTTTTTCCAACAGCAGGATCACAAGGTTCTGGTGGTGGGGGTGGCGTTGCAAGATTTCCGCCCAATGGCAACTATTCATCTGGTGCGAATGGAGGAGACGGAGAAATTATCTATCGATTTATAAAAGTTTTATAGTAGACTAAATAAAGAAAGGACTAAGAATGTATTTACAGAATTATTATTATTATTTTCAAAAAGCTTTAACATCTGAGTTTTGTGATCGAATTATTGACCATGGAAAAAAACAAATTCAAGAAGAGGCTAAGGTTGCTGATCCCAACTTACAAAAAATTAGAAACTCTTCTATTGCTTGGATGCAGGATTTATGGTTATACGAAGCAATCGAACCTTATATAAAAGAGGCTAATATAAAAGCAGGGTGGAACTTTGATTTAGTAGCATCGGAGACTTGTCAATTTACTATGTACAAAGAAAATCAATACTATAACTGGCATCGAGATTCTTTGAAAGAACCTTACAATAGACCCAATTCACATGAGCATGGAATGATTAGAAAGTTATCCGTCACCGTTTCTTTAGAAGACGGAAATAACTATGAGGGTGGTAATCTTGAATTTGATTTACGTGATCGAGAAGACAGTCAATCGGTAATCTTATCAGCAGAACAAGCAAGAGCTAAAGGATCAATTATTGTTTTTCCTTCTTTTGTTTGGCACCGAGTAGCGCCTGTTACGAAAGGTACTCGTTATTCATTAGTAATATGGACGATTGGTCCTTCTTTTAAATAATCATGAAGTGGGAAATAAATAAATGGTTTGGTAATCCTATCTTTATTACTAAGTTAGAAAATCATGAAGAATTAAATAAAGAAGTTTTACAATTAATTAATGAAGATGTTCAACCCACTCGTTCTTCTTTCGCACGAACCACGGACATTGAATCTTCTTCACAGGGTATTACCGACAATTTACATCGTAATCCTCAGTTTCAGAATTTGTTTGATGCTATTCAAAAACAAATCAAAACTTTTTTAGATGCCAATCAATATCGAATGAATGTATTTGATCCTTATATTACAAAGGCTTGGGCTACTTTTTCAGTCAAAGGTCAACATATTGCTAGTCATAAACACACTGCTAGTCACTTTAGTTTGGTGTATTATGTTAAAGCAGAAGATCAAGGCAATGTTGTTTTTCAACCTGAAGAAGCTTTAAAAGGGGGACTCTATATTCCTGCTCGAGATGATTATTATAAAGGGTGGAGTGATATTAATTTTGCTTCTGTTACTTACCCTTCTGAGACAGGGGGTTTAATTATCTTTCCTAGTCATCTTCTTCATCATACTCAAGAGAATACAAAAGATACACCTAGAATTAGTATATCCGCAGATATTTTATTGACGATGAAAGAAGGGATTAAATCCGAGCATTGTTTACCGAGTCCAGATACTTGGAAGAAAATATAGAATTATACTAAAATTCTAGTATATTACAGGCTATGCCTTTTCAAAATTTTGTTATAAAACCGGGAATCAATAAAGAAGTCACAGAATACACGGGCCAAGGTCAATGGGTCGATGGTGATAATGTTCGTTTCTTTCAAGGACTACCACAGAAAATAGGAGGTTGGACACGTTTAATTCCTCAAACGATTGTGGGAGTTGCCCGAGATACTCACAGTTTTGTAGGTCTCGATGGACGTAAATATCTTGCTATAGGTACGGATAAAAAACTCTACATCTTTGTTGATGACCTTCTTTATGACATTACTCCTATTCGACAAACTAATACGGCGGTCACTAATGTTTTTACAACTTTTGCTAATTCTTCTAATGTTGATGTAACCGTCGAAAATCACGGTGCTCGAAAAGGAGATTTTGTCACTTTCTCTGATACAACTTTTTCTAATCCTAGTTCTGATTTTGATGCTACGACCTTTACAGGAGAATTTGAAATTCAAGCAGTTGTTAATGCTAATACTTTTACCATTAACACAAGTACTGTTACTGCTAATGGAACAGTTACAACAAATGACGAGGGAGCTACGAACGTGGCAGCTCAAGGATCAACCACTGCCACCTTTCAAATAACCACGGGTGTTGATATATCGACTTCAGGTTATGGTTGGGGCACAGACACATGGGGATCGGGACAGTGGGGCACACCTTCCAACCAATTAAATCTAAATGGTGCTTTTACTACTACTACTGGTTCTAACGTCGTTACGGTTAATGTGGACGGTTTAAATGCTTCTGTTTCTAATGGAGATGCGATCGAATTCAATAACACAGGTAATCTGAGTGCGAGTACAAGTTTTTCAACAGCAAACTTCAATGATAATATTTTTACAGTTTCTAATGTTGTTCAGAATGTGGATGGAGAAGTCGTTACTTTTGATATTAATCAAGTGGGTAATGAAGCAAATGCTGGTATTACTAATACAGGAACAAGTATCTTAGTTTATAAGATTGGATCTCCTGTTACTCTCGAAGCAAGACTTTGGTCTTTAGATAACTTTGGAGAAGATTTAATTGCTACTCCTTTAAATGGTAGTGTTTACCGTTGGGATACTTCTCAAGGTGTCACGGAAAGAGCAGCTATTGTTACAAACGCACCTACTCGTAACCGATTTAGTTTTGTTTCTACTCCTGATCGACACTTAGTTTTATTTGGATCAGAAACCGATGTCGGTAATTCTTCGAGTCAAGATGATTTATTAATTCGTTTCTCGAGCCAAGAAGATATTAACACCTATCAACCCACTGCCGAAAACACCGCAGGTTCTTTACGTATTGGTGATGGTTCGAAGATTGTGGGAGCGGTACGATCTAGAGGTGCTATTCTTGTTTGGACTGATACTTCTCTGCATCAAATGCAATTTATTGGTCCTCCTTTTACTTTTGGTTTACGACAACTGGGCCAGAACTGTGGATTAGTGGGACAACATGCGGGTATTGATATTAATGGTGTTGCTTATTGGATGTCTCAAAATAACTTCCATGTCTACGATGGTGCCGTGCGTCACTTACCGTGCACCGTGGAACAATTTGTTTTTGACAATTTAAGTTTAACAGCTTCTCAAAACTCTTTTGTGGGACACAACGAAGAGTACAATGAACTAATGTGGTTCTATGCAACTCAAACCAATAATCAAGTCGATGCAATGGTTGCTTATAATTATATAGAACGAGTTTGGTGGACTGGTTCTTTATCCAGAACGACTTACATTGATAAAGGAGATTTCCCTAATCCTATTGGAACAAAATACTACGAAAATCTTTATGGTAATACGAGCACTATTTATGGTTTAAGTAGTGGAGCTAGTTATATTTATGATCAAGAAGTAGGAACTGATGCTTTAGATGAAAATGGGGATCCTATTGCTTTAAACTCTTATATAAAATCAGGTGTCGTGGATTTAGGTGAGGGAGATCAATTTACCTTTATTAAAAGATTTATTCCTGATATTCAAAATCAAACAGGAACAGTGGATATGAACTTTCAATTTAAAAGCTATCCTTTTGATTCTAATGGAGTGTCGAAGACTTTTAGTTTCACTGATACCAGTGATAAAGTAGATATGAGAGGTCGAGGAAGACAGTTTACAGCAAACGTAATATCAAATACACTAGGAGCAAATTGGCGTTTGGGTACGATTCGTTTTGATATTCAACCCGATGGAATGAGATAATGGCTAAATTAACAATACAACGTTTTCCTGATCCCCCTCAAGAATATGATTTTCAAAACTTCAACGAAGTTATTCGATTGCTAGAACAGTTAGTTCAACAATTAAATGCTTCTTATACTCAAGATACCTTAGATGAGGCAACTCGTCGAGCTTGGTTTTTTGGAGGAACAAATAGCTAATGACTGACGTTTTTAAAAATTTCACGGGAAATGTAACTACTACCTCTCAAGAAATGTTTGCTGTTCCTATTTCGAATGTTGCTAATAATGAGCCTGTTACCACTTATGTAGCTAAATCTATTTATATAGTTCATAGTGTACCCTCTCCTTCAAAAACACAGTTTACGTTAACTCATTTTGATGCAAGCGCTAATGCCAGTATTTCTTTCGTGTCAGAAAGTAAGACGACGGAATCCTTTAATGTATTGGCCCAAGGCCCTTATGTTTTTGAATCGGGAGACACTCTTTCTGTATCCGCTAATAATGCTAATCAATTAGTGTATTCTGTATCCTTATTATCCGTAAAACAACAAATCTAATGAAAGGTAAACACAATGGCTAAAATCGTAGACGAACCAAAAATCCTTCGATACGAATATAACATCAATGGTGAAAAGATACCTGTTTACAGTGCAAAGGTAGAAACAACTATCACAAACACAAGAACAGGAGTGGAGTATAATTCAGAAGAGGAAATGAATGCAGACGTTGCAGATCCTAACACTGAAACTACAGAAGCCGATATTCGTCGAGATGTAAATGTTTTCGCTCCAAGGTTATTTACAGGCGCTGTAACACCCAAGAAGTAGTGAAAGATATATTTTTTTTACGAACCGCGAAGACGGGTTCGAGTTCTTTATCGCATTGGTGTCAATTACATCAAACGTATATCACCAATAATATGGTACCTTTGGATAAAGGAGATAATGCAGGGTTAAAAGAAAAACTAGCAGAGAAGAAGTATTATATATTTACCATTGTCCGTAATCCTTTCACTCGTGCAATTTCTTGTTGGAAACAAGCCATTCGTATTTGTTGGATTCACAAAGATGTTCCTTTCAAGGATTACCTCGAAATACCTTTTCACAAAATATTAGACCCTCATTACAAAACACACAATATTCCTATCGCGGATTACTTAGGAGAGTATTTAAAACAAGTAAACAAGGTTGTTAAACTAGAAAGTATTCAAGAAGATATGGATCAAATCTGTGATGAGTTAAATCTAGAAAAAACAAAGATCCGTCATGATCGATTAGGTAAATATGATAAAGAAGAAGAATATAAACTATATAATGACCCAAGCATCGTCGATAAAATTAAAGAACTGTATGCTATAGATTTTGAAACATTTAATTATTCTAAAGATTTTGATACAATTATTTCTTCTTGAATACCAAAGTATTTAATATCTTTGATCCAACCTTTGGGAATAATGGTTAATCGACCAATCTCACTAGAGATATCTTTTGCAACATCACCAAATAAAACAATTCCATCTTTGCGTTTATACATTAAGCCGTAGCTAATACATTCCGAACATTTAACTGTATGTAAGATTTTGAGTTCGAGCCAACCCGATGGTTCTTCATAGGCATCGAGCCACGTCACACGGACCAAGTCAAGTTTAAGTTTCCTTTTTTCCTTGGACATTGAATTTATCGATCGCTGCTCCTTCATAGCTATGATTG